GCACGCAAGCTCTGCAAAAGAGCAAGGCAATCGAGAAAGAGATTGACGATGAGATTAAGCGTGTCGAAACACTGCTCGATGAGCAGGAACAGAAACGACAGCTCAATCTGTTCGGAAATGAGTTCAACGAAAACGAAAGGTAACACACAAATGAAAATGGAAAAGAAAGTAATCATCACACTATCGAAGAAGTTCCCGAAGAAGCACTCAAAGAGCGGTCAGCCGACAGACTTCGCAGAAAAGCTCGCAAACACGCTGCACGACAAAGACGGTTGGCGCAAGCTGCACACTATTCGGCACAACTTCGATATGTGGCAACACAACATCGAGAAAATCAATGCAGGGCGTTTCTTTCTCTCTGTTCGTCAGTGGTCGGCGGCACCGTACCGCAGCAAGCAGGAAGAAATCGAGCGCATCAAGAAGCTCGGCTATCAGCGCATCTCTCTGCGCTATGACAAAGACACTGACACAATCACTGCGCTCATTGACGGCACGAAGAAACTCGAAGACTTCGGCATTCTCAATCTTGCGCACAATGACGGTCTCTCGCCCGAAGACTTCAAAGAGTGGTTCTTCGGCGACTGCTCAGAGAGCAAGACGTTCAACGGCATTATCATTCACTTCACAGATTTCAGATATTAACAGACTATGGCATCAGTAAATATGGCAATAATTGTCGGCTACGTTGGCGATGCGCCACGTGTGCAGACACTACAATCAGGAAGAAAAGTCGCATCATTCTCTATCGCTACGACTGAGAAAGGCTACACGACACGCAGCGGTGTGCAGATACCCGACAAAACAGAGTGGCACAACATCGTCATTTGGGGCAGTCTCGCCGATGTCGTAGAGCGTTTCGTCAGCAAAGGCACGCAGCTCTACGTTCAAGGCAAGATACGCACACGACAGTACACTGACAAAAACGGCGTGAACCGCTTCACGACAGAGATTGAAGCAGAGACAATTCAGATGCTCGACAGAAAGACGCAGAGCAGTCAGCAAGCAGCTGCACAACCGCAAGCACAGTACGCAGACGCTCAGCAACAGTCTGACGATGAGGGCAAAGACGATTTGCCGTTCTAAACACACACAATGACTATGGCAGAAATCAAGACAACAATCGAGCTGAACCGCCAGGACAGAGCAGACATTCTGCACAAGACGCTGCTCAATGAGATGCGTGCTTTGCTCGAACATTGGGACTTCGCATTGAAGCAGCTGCGTGTCAAGTACGACAGCGAGGGCAACATCGAAGACGTACTCATCAACTACGAAGACAGACACAACTACGAGGGCGAAGAACGATACGACAACTCACTGATAATTCAGCAAAGATGAGACACGTTGAAAGCAAGATACAGCAAGACTGCGTGAAGTGGTTCAGGCTGCAATATCCGAAGCTCGCTCTGTTGCTGTTCAGCGTGCCGAATGGCGGCGCAAGACGGCGCATCGAGGGCGCAATCTTGAAAGCAGAGGGTGTTACGGCAGGTGTCTCAGACTTGCTGCTCTTATACCCTGCGAAGCACTTTCACGGTCTCGCAATCGAGATGAAGACGAAGAACGGCGTGCAGCGTGCATCGCAAAAGACGTGGCAGAGCGCAGTCGAGAATGCAGGCTACAAATACATCATTTGCCGCTCTTTTGACGATTTCAAGACACAAATCGACAGTTATCTGCTCTGAAAACGCCGTTTTTTGTTAAATTTTTCTTTTTTTTGAGGAAAAGAGTGCCTAATACGCACTCTTTTTCTTATCTTTGTCTCCAAAAAATAGAAGTATAACACTATGAAAGGTAACGGACAACTCGAAATCGCTCAGTCGGTTATGCTCATTCCGATTTCTCTGCTCGACACGAATGACGGGCAGATTGACGGCGTGCCTGAAAATCCACGTCTCATTCAAGACGATAAGTTCGCAAAGCTGAAACGAAACATCGAGACGTACCCTGAGAATTTGAAATACAACCCGTGCAAGGTTTATCCGCTGAACGGACGTTATGTCGTACTCTGCGGCAATATGCGACTGCGTGCAATGCGTGAGCTGCAACTGTTCGAGAAAGTGCCGTGCATCATCTATGATGAAGACACGCCGACAGAGCGTCTTTGCGCTTACGCTATTCTCGACAACAACTCGTTCGGTCAGTACGATTGGGATATGCTCGCAAACGAATGGGACGCAGCGCAGCTCACTGAGTGGGGCGTTGATATACCGACATTTGCGAAAGAAGAAATCAGCACCGAAGACTTCATCGGCGATGATGAGCTTGACGGCGAGAGAGACGATAAGCCGTTTGTCGCAAAGCTGACGTTCGACAGCGAGAGAGACATCGAGCAGTTTCAACAGAAATACGCAGATGCTCTGAAAGATGAGTTCAAGTGTACAATCAGCATAAGCGGCGGTAAGCTATGAGACTGACGATTGCTTCAAACAAGGCGATACGCTATGCGTGTATGCACTTTCACTATGCGAAAGCAGTGCCAGTGAACACGCTCGGCTACAACGTCTATAACGACAGCGATGAGTGGTGCGGTGTCATTCTCTACGGCACGGGAGCGAACAACAACATCGGCAACAGCTACAATCTGCCGCAAGGCAGCGTGCTTGAACTCGTTCGTGTCGCTCTGAACGGCAAGCAAGAATGCACGTCAAAAGCAGTCTCGATGTCGTTGAAGCAGTTGAAGAAAGATTGTCCGCTTTGCAGGCTTGTTGTCTCGTATGCAGACCGCGGCCAAAACCACCTGGGAACAATCTATCAGGCGACAAACTTCATCTATACGGGAACCAATCTGCTCAATCAGCACGATAGCAGTTGGTGGATACACGGCAAACGCTATCACGGGCGCATCATCTCAGATTGGGTGAAAGAACACGGCGGACTGAAAGGTCTCACACGTGAGCAGTTCTTGAAGAAGTATTACGACCCGAACGCAAGACCGCACATCACGCAAGGAAAGCGCAAGTATCTCTACGCTCTCGACAAGAAGATGCGCAAAGAGATTTTGAAGCTCTCGAAGCCGTACCCGAAGACAGATGCAGATTGGCACAAAATAGACAGAAACGAGTTCAAGAAAGAACACGATAAATAACTCAATTATTCACTTAATTCACTAAGAAATGAAACGTTATCAGTTTGATGCTCAAAAGAGCAACAGTGAGAAAACATTCGACTTCGATGCAATCGTATCGTTGATGAATGCAGCTGCGAACAAGGCTTTTCCTGCATCGCTGCCGCTCGAAATTCAGGCGACACTTGCGACTGACGCTGACGGCGACTATCAACCACGTGTGCTTGACAACATCTTTATGGCTTCGCTCTTTATGGAAGACGGCAAGCCGACAACCATTGAATGCACTGTTGCAGATGAGGAAGTTGTCGCTAAGAAAGTCAATAAGATGTGGTGCGAAGACAAACCAATGGCGGCAGTCGTGCGCATCAACCTCAATGAAGTGCTTGCACGACTGAACGAAGCAAATCTCGTTCGCAGAGTGCAGAGTGCGAACTTCACTCTCAGAATGCCGCTTTTTGGCTCTGTTGAACCCGTTTACTGCTTCTACGCAGGAACTGAGCATAACATCGCTCACTTCATTCACGTAGGCGCAGAGAGCGGCAAAATCACTGAATACTAATCACTCGCTCTCTATGAAGTACAGAAAGAACACGTGCGAGCAAGCACGTGAGTACATCTCGGCTCACGGCTTGATTGACTACGGCGGCTCTACGCTCACAGACTTCTTGAAGTCTCTCGGCATCGACCAACGCACATACTATCGTTGGCTGCGTGAGCGCAGAGACTTCGCCGATGCTATCGAGCAAGGGCGTGAAGCGTACAAGAAGACGCTCACGCTCGAACTCTCTGTTACGCTCGCACAGACGGCAAAAGGATATGACAAAGTGCTTGAAGAAACAGAGTACACGCCCGATGCGAATGATGCGAACCGCCCACGCATACGCAAGATGCGAAGACGAACAGTTCACTATGCGCCGAATGTCGGTGCCGCTATCTTCTTGCTGACTAATCTCGACCCTGAACACTATCAGCAACGACAGCGCAATGACATTCATCTCAGAGACAGAGACGATAACGAAATGACGATTGACGAAATCAATGCTGAAATCGCACGTCTCGACAAACTGAACTCGAAAGATATAGACACGAAAGAAGATAATGAATGAGCGCAATCGAGCGAATGCAACGTATATTGCAGTTGAAGCAGATGAGACTAAGGCTCGAAGCTCCAACGTCTTTTGCGTGCTTTCTCGGTTACAGCAATCCGAAGTATCAGGAAGAATGGTTTCACAGACTTATAGCTGAGCGTTGTCAGATGCTGCTCGAAGGAGAAATAAAGAACTTAATGGTGTTTATGCCACCGCAGCACGGGAAATCAGAGATTATTTCACGTGCGTTCCCTGCTTGGGCTCTCGGCAAAAATCCTGACTTGAAGATTGCAGCTTGTTCGTACAGCGCAGACCTTTCGCAGCAATTCTCACGTGCAGTGCAGCGCATCATCGACAGCGATGAGTATCAGCGCATATTCCCTGACACGTATCTGAATGGCTCTAATCGCAGCGACAAAAAAGGCTATCTGCGCAATGTCGATATTTTCGAGACAGTCGAGCATTCAGGCTTCTACAAAGCAGTCGGTGTCGGTGGCTCTCTGACGGGAACGCCCGTTGATATAGCAATCATCGATGACCCAGTGAAAGACGCTGCCGAAGCGAACTCAATCACGTATCGTCAAAAGGTGTGGGAGTGGTACAACACAGTCTTGACAACACGTCTTCACAACAAGTCGCATCAACTGTTCATTATGACACGTTGGCACGAAGACGATTTGGCAGGGCGCATCTTGAAGGCTGAGCCTGACGAATGGCACGTACTCTCAATTCCTGCTATCTGCGAGACAGACAGAGACGGCGGACTGAGCAACAGACACGTTGGCGATGCGCTATGGCCTGAGCGACACTCGCTCGAAAAGCTGCAAAAGCAGAAAGAACGCTCACCACGTGAGTTCAGCGCACTATATCAACAGAGACCCGTCATCGAGGGCGGAAACATCGTCAAAAGAGATTGGTTTCAGCGCATCTCACTCGAAGAATTTACTGCGCTGCGCTTCAATGAGCCGATGCAGTTCTATCTCGATACAGCGTACGGAAAGAAGAAAGAAAAGACTGACAATGACCCGTCAGGCATCATCGCAGTCTGCAAGATACGGCAAAACATCTACATCGCACACGCCGTCAAGATGTGGAAAGAGATGCCCGAACTGCTTCGCTTCTTGCCTGACTATATGTCGGCGCACGGAGCAACGAAAGAGAGCAAGCTGCACGTTGAGCCTAAGGCGAACGGCGAGAGCGTTGTGCAGATGCTCAAAGCTATCAGCACGCTGAACGTGAAAAGAACGCCCGTTCCCGTAGATAGCAAAGAGACACGCTTTCGAGTTGTCTCACCACGCATCGAGTGTGGCAACGTCTATCTCGTTGGCGGTTCTTGGAACGATGACTTCTTAGACGAAGTGTGTGCGTTCCCGTTTGCGCCGCACGATGAGTTTGTTGATATTCTCGGCTACGCTATCAACGACCTCTACGATGAAGATGACGGCATCGATTGGGACAACCTGAGTAAAGACACTTTCGGTTTGTGATTGTGAAACATAAAACATTATATGCGGTATGGTATTGTTCGACTTATTCAGAAACTACATCAATGCTTTGATTGGCAACAATCAAGAGTTTGAAAAGCTGTTGGCTGCGAAAGACATCTCTACGGTCAAGGAAAAGATGACTACGCACATCGACAAAGTGATTGAAGCACGAAAAGAGTATGACACGTTCCAACACGAAATTATGAAGCGTGAGGATAAGGTCATCACTGACAAAAAAGGCAAAATCGTGCGCAAGGAGCATTCGTGGAAGCTGCCTATTCCCTACCCGATTTTCATCAACGAAATCGCTCTCGTTTTTCTCTACGGCAGACCCGTCAAGTGGAAGCAGCTCTCTGACGGCACAGACAATGCGTTCAAAGCCTACAACGATTTCATCAAGGACTCGCACTTCAACTCGAAGATACGTCAGTGCAAGCGCATCGCAGGTTCAGAAACAGAGAGCGCAATGCTCTTTCGATGCTACAAAGACACTGACGGCTCTGCGAAGTGTCAGCTCAGAGTGCTTGCATCGAGCAAGGGCGATGAAATCTATACACGTTTCGACCAGTACGAAAATCTCATCTCGTTCGCTTGGGGCTACTACGTCAAAGACAATGAAGAAACGCTGACGTATCACTTCGATGTCTATACAAAAAACGTCATCTATCACTGCACGAAGAAGTCGCTCGGTTGGGAAGTTGTTGAAGAAATGAATTTCGTTGGCAAGATACCCGTCATCTACTTCACGCAGGAAAAAGAGTGGAACGGCGTTGAGCATCTCATTCATCGTGAAGAATATATGGCTTCACGCACAGCCGACACGAACGACTATTTCAGCGACCCGATTGCGATAATGAGCGCAGACATCATCAAGAATATGCCCGAAAAGAAAGAAGCTGCGAAGCTGCTCATCACGAATGACAGCGAGGGCGTTGATAAGGCTGCGAAATATCTCACTTGGGACAATGCGCCGCAATCGAAGAAAGACGAACTCGAATGGCTCGAAACGCAGATAATGCAGAAATCGTTCACGCCGAACATCACGACAGACAGTCTGAAAAGCGTCTCGCAGCTCTCTGCTAAGGCTCTGCGCACAGTGATGATGCTCGCTGACATCAAGGCATCGAAACGCAAAGAGACGCACGATGAGCTGCTTGACCGCACGTCTTCGCTCATCACTGCAATCATCGGCAACGTGCTGAACGTGTCGCTGCACGCAGAGTGCGAGCGTCTTATTGTCGGACACGAATTTCAGGAGCCGTTCGGCGAAGACATCGCAGACAGCCTGAACAACATCATTCGTGCAGTCGATGCAGGTATTCTCTCTGCCGAAAGCGGCATCGAACTCAATCCGCTCGTTGCTGACGCTCATCGTGAAGCAGAGCGCATCACAGCCGAAAGCGAAGAACGATTGAAGACACAGCAATCAATCTTCGGCGGTGGTGATGATGACGATGCAGGTGCGCAGTCTTACGAAGACGGCGACAATGACGATGAAGACGAAGACACTGACGAAGATGATGAAGAAAACGACAAAAAAGCGTCTCAGAGCGACAAAAAGGCATCTGACGATGAAGATGTCAAGAAGAAAAAGAAAAGCTCAGGAAACGCAGGAAAATAAGCAAATCTGACATTCATTCTGACTGGATGGCGAAGAAGAAATACACAGACGCTTCGGCAAAGCAAGCAACCGTCTTGCGCATCAAGCGCACAGAGGCGTGCGCTGAGAAAGTGAGACAACTGTTCGCTAAGACAGTGAACGACATTCTCGCTCTCAATAAGACTATGCCCACACTCGATGACGGCGAGATGTTCAGCTTCGACAGTCAGTCAATCAAGAAGCAGCAACAAGTCGAACAGCTGCTCAGACGCTTGCGCTCATCTGCGACAATGGCAATCCAAATGGGCTGCAACATCGAGTGGGAAGAAGCGAACAAAGAGTGCGACAAACTGCTTTCTACGTGCTTCGGCAAGCAAGCTCTCTCGAACCCGACATTCACTGCATACACGCAGCGCAATGACGCTGCACGAAACGCATTCATTCAGCGTGTCGAGAAAGGTCTAAAACTCTCTGACAAAGTGTGGAAGTCAGTGCAACAGCTGCGTGAAGAAATGGAGATTGCGATGACAGTCTCTATCGGCGAGGGCGAGAGCGCAAGTTCAATGTCTCGCAAGGTGCGTCAGTATCTGAACGACCCTGACTTGATGTTCAAACGCTTTCGCTACAAGAAAGGTGAAAAGATTGTCGAGGTAACAGACCCCGAAACGGGAGAAACAACGCAGAAAAAGGAAATCATTTGGGGCAAGAAGTGGAAGAAGCGCATCAAAGACCCGAAGACGGGCAAATACAAGTTCATCGACTATGACAAAGACAGCTACAAGACGGGCGCAGGCGTTTACAAATCGTCTGCGAAGAACGCAATGCGTGTCGCCAGGACTGAGACGAACATCGCATACCGCAGAGCCGACAATGAGCGTTGGTCGCAAATGGACTTCGTACTCGGTCAGCGTGTGCAGCTATCGAAATCGCACCCGAAGCGAGACATCTGCGATAAGCTGCAAGGTGACTATCCGAAAGACTTCGTGTTTGACGGGTGGCATCCGCAGTGCTTTTGCTTCGTTACGCCGATACTCATCGATGAGAGCGAGATGATAAAGATGAATGAAGCGTTCTTGGAGGGTAAGACGTACACGCCAAAAGGAAAGCAAATCACCGACTATCCGCAGAATTTCAAAGATTGGGTATCTGAGCATAAAGATGACATCGCAGCCGCACGTGAACGTGGCACTGAGCCGTATTTCATTCGCAATAACGCAAAGGCGATTGATGACATCATCGACCCGAAACCGCAGAAAGAAAAGCCGCTCACAACGCTCGAAAAAGCGAAGCTCAGACACGAACAGCGCACGCAAGAACAGATTGATGACATCAAGAAGCGTGCAGCTGAGCGTCAAGCGCAGCATCAGAAAATCAAAG